TAACTCCACATTTGAGGAGCATTACCAGCCTTAGACGAGCCACCAATAGGTTGCAAATTGTTTTGCTTATAAGCCATTAGTTATTCTCCTTAGATTAAGATTCGTCAGCAGATACTTTAACAATACCTTCTGCGTCGATACCAACTGCGCCAGCAGAAAACATAGCATTAACTAAGAATGATGTTTTTTCTGGAACATAGTTGATTTCAGTTTTAGGACCCATACCTTCAGCATAACCAACTGCATCTTTATGGAATGCCCAGCATGATCTAACATCAGATGCAACTGGTAAACCACCTTCAGCACGATCACCAAGAACGTGGAATGTAAAGCCTAAGAATGTGTTAATTTCGCCATTAACTAAAGCTTTTACTGAAGCAAAGTCAGATGATGTAACTTTTGTCTCGGCTAATAATGCTGATAAGTTATTAGCGTGAATGATCATATGACGATCTGTTGGAGGAACATTATTTGTGTCCATAGTTTTTTTAGCTGCTAAAAGCTTTTCTATGTTCAAATTAGTGTCTGCACCACCAACACTTGTAAGAACAGTGCCTACGCCTGATGTTGCATTAAGTGCATCAAGGATAAGTTGGTCTTGACGACGACCGATAGCATTAGCAACAACTTGTACTAATTCCTGTCTTTCATCAAAGTTAACTTTTTGTTGCATGAAGATGTCAGAATATTCTGCTGCATTCCAATCTTCCATTGTAGCTGTTACTTGAGAGAAATCCACATTCAATGGTGTTACGTCTGTTTGTGGAACTCTTAATGTAGCTACGCCTTTACCCGCTTTAGGGAATTTTGCTGTTGAACCTTCAACGCCGCGTCTTTGTCTAACTGCACCAACAAGCTGTGCTTTAGCTTGGTAAGCCTGTTTAACTTCGGCATCAAATAAGGTAACAAAAGCATTAGATAAACCAATAGCCATTATTGACTCCTTATAGTAATTAATAAAATAAATTAATCGCTGTGGTATGCCAGATAAATCTGGGCCGTGCTTGCTATTTACGATAGCCGGTCGACAAGATTACTTGCGTTCAAGGGTTACATGAATATGTAATAGGCCTTATGCGATAATATACCACATAAAGCCTATTATTACAAGACTAGATTAACCGTATACTTGTTGGAACGCACGTTCCACTTTTTTACGATATGATGGATCTGTTTGATATCTAGGATCTGCAACAAGTTGTTGTAGCTCGTCCTTAGAAGGTGTACCTTCAACAGGAGTTGTTTCAGTAGGAATACGTCCTTCGTATGATGCTCTCAGCTTTTCTAATGCAGCAATACCTCTAGCAGTACCACCCATGACTTTAAATTCCTCAAAGTCATCTTTAGACCATACACCTTTATTCACTAGATTGCTAGCCCATTTAACCATGCCATTGATACGTGCTTCAGCATTTGGACCTAGTAACTTCATTTCTTCTTGTGTATTAATCTCTGCTTGTTCTGCATTACCTATGCCCATCTCAACAACTTGACCTACTAAATCATCTAATGCAGATTGGCTAATGCCATAATCTTTTGCCCAATCTAAGACGTGTTGTTTTAATGGATCACCATCAGGTGTTTCACCAAATGCTGACGTATCATACTTGCCATCTTCTGGTGCTTTATGTTTACCTTGTGATATTTTCTTACGAAGATCTGTCCATGACTTAGCAATACCTTCAAGATCAGGTGCAGAATCATCATTCTTCCAAAAGTTTTCAGGCCACCAATCTGGTCGCTCTAAAGGTTCATCATCATCTTCTTCTTTACCAACAGCAAATTCTTCTTTTGCTTTTAGTTCTTGAGGATCACGATGATCTATTTCTACTTGTTGTGGATTTTCTTCGGTACTGGCTTCGTCTGACTCTGGAGTAGCTCCATCGAGTAGGCCAGTGCTAGATTGATTCTCCACACTAGGCTCGAGTGTTTCTTCCATTATAGTTTCCTTGCTCTAATTAACCTTGCTTCTAAATCCTTAACGATACTATTTTGTCCTTCACGGTAGTAAGCGTAGCTTGGATCGCTACCTGGCAAGGCAACAGGTTGCTCAACAACTGCTTCACGCAGCCATTTTATTAACTGTTCACCGTCCTCACCCCCAAGGACTCTAAGACAGAGACGATCTACATCATCTCTTTTTTGATTAACATCTCTAATATCAAGTGGTAAAGCTTGATCTAAATCTTCCCATCCAGCCATAAATTATCCTTATTGTTGCATCATTTCCTGTGCAGCTTCTGGATTTTGCTGTTGCATTTGTTGTGCCATTGCAGCGGCTTGTTGTTGCATCATAGCTCTTTCTTGTGGTGTTGGTCTTAACTTCTGAGGAACACCTAACTTCTCTGCAATGTAATCTAACATCTCACCGACTTTGATTGCCATCTGACCTTCTGGTCCAGCTTGTTGTGCAATCTGTGCATATTGTAAAATGTTTTGAATATCATCCATATTCTGTGCCATAGCTAATGGAGCCACAGGACTAATCTTAACTTCTAAACCATTAACCTTTAATGGTAAAGAGATTATACCACGTTGATCCATTACTTCTAGCATCTTGCTAACTAGGGGAATCATTGTTTCATTAATGAGTCGACCAAATGCAGAACCTAAATTCTGTGATAACTCTTTCATACGTTCAACAACTTCTGTTGCTGATCGAGCTGACATGTTATCAGGTGGTAATGATTCATCAAGTAAGATACGTTTAATGTTAGCTACTAAATCATTAATGACTAATTGTGATACATTAAAGTCACCCGCACGTGGTAATGCTTTAAGTGATTCACCTTGTGGACCACCGTTACGTGCTACAGGAATAATTGCACCTGGCATAATCTTCACGGTATTAGGATTCAATACACCATCATCTGCTGCTGTATAAACACCAGAGATTGAGAGAGAAGCATTCTTTAATACCAACTCTTTAACTTTGTTTAATGTTTTAATATCAGGCAGTGCAGTGATTAATGGACCACGACCATAAATCTCACCAGATACTTTTGCATAACGAGAAACAACCCATGGGCTATATTTCAAACGCTTGTAAAGTAACTCTGTTTTAGATTCTTTATGAATAACATGATAACAATAGTCGCCACGTTTCTGATCGAGTATTGTTGCTTCAATCAACTCTACATCATCTGTTGGCTTGTCATCAATCTTCTTTTGTAATTCAGCTGGTATTTCAGCATCAGGCCATTGACGTTGTATAGACTCACCTTTAATACGCATACGTCTGTATACATTGTCCACTTGACCATTAGCACCTTCTTCAAAAGATACTAAATATTGTGGGACAGGAATAAAGTTAATCGGGGTAAGATCATCGCCTGGTTGAACCATCATCACAGCTGTACCTACAGACAAGTCTAGTAAGAATTCACCAATCGCAATATCAAAGTTAGATTGTTTTAATGTGTCAAATAACTTATCGTTATACATATCTAATGCAGCTTGTGCTTCAGCATTACGCTCTGCTGGAATGTCTGATCCAGGTTCTAATCGACACCATTTACGTTGAGGAGGGAAGATACCAGATTGCATACGGTTAGCAAATCGTTGTGTAGAGTTAATGGCTGTAGAATCAAACACACGATTCATCTTCTTCGTGCCACCCACCTTACCATCGTAATGACCATCATAAAGATTACGTTGTGGTAGTGCAAACTCGTATGCTTCTTCATACAAGTTCCTAAAGTCTTCTTTTTTAATTAATGCTTTATCATGTCTCTTTAAGACATCTTCTGCATTTAATCTCATCATTTCAGCCATTATCCTATACCTCGGTTCATTAATAATCCTCTATTTTTTAGTCTTGCATCTACCATAGATTCGTTTGCATCTTTTTCTTCTTGGTCCATAATAGTGTGTATTTCTTGTGATCTCTTATTTAATTCATCTGGAGTTTTGTATATTGGAAATTTACCTGATTTAATATCATTTTTCCAAATATTATATAATTCATCCTCATCATATACAATTCTACCCTTATCTCTAATATATCCTGGAACAGATACATATTGTCCTTTATTGGGACCTTCTGGAATCATAATTCCTGTAGAGTAAACTGTAACTGGCCTTCCTTCTTCATCACGACCAACCTTACCAGATCGAATAGTGTCTCTGTGATATTTAACAATATTTTGTTCTGCTTTAGATAATGTCATCATGTGACGTGGCATATACATTTCAACCATTATTCATTCCAACTTAATATAATTTCAGAAGCATTAGCATTGTTATTCGTATCTGCATTAGTTAATCTAAACAAGTAAGTCGTGAGTCCTTTTAATATTAAATTGTTACCACCAGCCTCACCTCCACCGCCTTTTTTACCAAGACCCCCTGTTAAAATTTCTTGCAATACTAAGGTTCCTAATGAAGTAATCGTTGGATTAA